ATTATATAATTATACTATGAAAAAGAAAATTGAACAAAAACCTGCGGATTTATATTTAGTCGATTCGAAAGGTCAGGGGTTGGTTTCCTGTAAGGGAATCAAATCTTTTGTGGGTATTTTACCGACTGAGGAAATATTACGAACACATTTTCAAAAAGAAAGAGTTAAGCTGCAAATAGCTCTTGAAAAGAATGAAAAATACACCCCGCAACCCTTGTATTTAGAAATTGAAAACAGTATATTTGTAGCTATTGTAAACGAAGCTGCGAAGAAAAACAATAAAATACGACGGGATTTTTTGGTTTTAACATTAGGCAATAAAATGCCGTGTTGTATTATTGGCCCTCAGCAGCCCGATAAAGAAAAATAAAAATTCATTTAAGGTTTTTTTTTATGGTAGAAATTGATGGACGCCCCATTATAGGGGAGTATGTATTTTTGAGTAAATATGCTCAAACTCATTCAGGTAAAAAAGAAAGTTGGGAAGATGCTGTTAATCGGGTTATGAACATGCATCTACAGTTTTATTCTTCTAAGGTTTCAGAAGAAAATCATGAAGAATTTCTTTCCCTGATAAATAAAGCAAAAGAATTATATTTAGAACAAAGGGTTCTTGGTGCTCAACGTGCTCTGCAATATGGTGGGGAATTGATGCTTGAAAAGCATAGCAGGTTTTATAACTGTTCTGCTACTTATGTGGATAGAGTTCGGGTGTTTGAGGAAATTATGTATTTGCTTTTGTGTGGTTGTGGGGTAGGCTATAGTGTGCAAAAGGTTCATGTAAAGAATTTACCGATTCCTAAAGGGTTTAATCATACATCACATATAGAAGAATTTGCAATACCTGATACCATAGAAGGGTGGGCCGCTGCTGCTGGAAAGCTTTTAACGAATTATTATGAAGGAGGTCCAGAAATTAAATTTAATTATTCACAGATTCGTCCATTAGGTGCTCCTATTCGGGGTGGATTTCGCGCCCCCGGCCCTGAGCCACTTAAAAAGGCTTTGGACAAAGTGAAAGTATTTTTGGATAAAATACGAAACCGCAAATTAAGCCCTTTTGAACTGCATTATATTATCTGCATATTTGCGGATAGCGTGATTGCCGGAGGGGTACGCCGTAGTGCGATGATTAGCATATTTGACGCTGATGACTGGCAAATGGCTTCCTGTAAGACGGGAGACTGGATGACCACCTATCCAGAACTTTGCCGGGCTAACAATTCAGCCGCTATTTTGCCTACTACTTCTAAATCGGTATATGATAAAATATTCGATTATACGAAGAATCTTGGTGAACCCGGGTTCGTATTTATAGATTCACCTATGTTTGTGTATAATCCTTGTTTTACGGGAGAAACATTGGTAGCTGTAGCAGATGGTCGAAATGCTGTTTCAATTGAAGAATTGGCTTTATCTGGTGAAGAATTTCCAGTTTATTCATCAAGATTTAACAATTTTAAGGGGCGTTTTGGTAAGAAGTGGAAAGCTGAAATTAAAAAGGCTAAAGCTTTTAAAACCGGAGAAAAGGAAGTAGTTAAAGTGGAGCTTTCAGACGGTTCATCTTTTAAATGTACGCCTGATCATCGATTAGCTTTAAAAGATGGCTCTTACTTAGAGGCCGTTAAATGTGTGGGTAAGCCTTTAGAAAAGTTTTTTACTGTGAAAACTAAGTATAGAACAATTTGTTCTGTAACAAATGGGTTTGCCCGCCAATATCGAATGATATGGGAATATAATCATGGAGCCGTGCCAGAGGGTTTTGAAATTGATCACATTGATAATAATGGTGGAGATTTTATAAAAAATTTGCATCTTTTATCAAAGGAAAATCATTTACAAAAAACAGCCACAGAAAGACAAGGAGATAATAACCCGGTATTTAGAATCAAGGATAAAGAAAAATATTCACACAATATGTCTTTATCAACCACTTTATCTAAAAATGGTCGATATAAGGGGTTGTCTAATAAGGAATTATTTGAAATAGCTAAAAAAGTTCATGAAAATGGTGGATATATTTCATGTGAAGCCTGTAATAAATTAGACAGTCGATTCCCTAAAAATTTATCTAAAAATAGATTTGGTGGTAAAATAGCAAATTTAAGGGAGTGGGTGTTATCTGGCAGACCTTACGTTGAAGAAGATGATGATCGTACATATTTATCAACTGATAAGGTAACAGTTGATAAGAATATCACAGTTGTTTCTGTTACTCCGTGTGGAGTTGAATCTGTTTATGATTTAACCGTAGAAGATAATCACAATTTTTATATCATCACATCAGGTGATGAAAAATATGAAAATTGTGCTGGAATTTTGGTGCATAATTGTGGCGAAGTAGGTTTATTCCCTAAATATAAAGGGGAAGACGATCAGTGGCATAGTGGATGGGGTTTTTGTAATTTGGCAGAAATTAATGGTGGCAAAATTCAAACCGAAGAGGATTTTTATAAAGCCTGTGAAGCCGCTTCTATTATTTGCACTATGCAAGCCGGGTATACTAATTTCAAGGTGCTTGAAAAATGGTCTAGTCTTATTGCGGAAAGGGATGCTTTAATTGGTGTAGGTGTTACAGGTTTTTGTGAAAATCCTGATATTTTATTCAATCCTGAAATACAACGTAAGGGGGCCGAAATTGTAAAGCAGACCAACCAGCGGATGGCCCAATTAATAGGCATTAATCCGGCTGCACGTTGTACAGTTGTGAAACCGTCGGGTAATAGTTCTCAGTTATTAGGCACTCTTTCAGGCATTACTCCAGGTCACGCAAAACATTATATAAGACACATTCAGGCAGCTAATGTTGAACAATCTCTACAAGAATGGAAGGAAGTCAATCCGTTTTGTATTGAAAAAAGTGCGTGGCTAAAAAACACTGAAAGTGTAATTTGCTTCCCGGTTACGTTACCTAAAAATGCTCTTTTAAGAAAAGATGTTTCAGCCGTAGAATTCCTAAAACTAGTTTTGTTGACCAAGCAAAATTGGATTGAATATGGAACTAATTTTGATCACCCCTCTACAAAAGAAAACCCAACATTACGGATGAATGTTTCAAATACCTGTACGGTAAAACCGGACGAGTGGGATGAAACACGTGAATTTATTTGGGAGCATCGTAGTGAATTTGGTGGTATCAGTTTGTTATCATCTTTTGGTGATTTAGATTACCCTCAGGCTCCATTTACTGAGGTGCTTGATGAAAAAGAATTGGCTGAACGGTATGGAGCAGGAGCAATTTTATCCAGTGGTCTCATTATAGATGCAATGGATGTTTTTGAAGACGTTTGGGAGGCTTGTAATGCTGCGTTGGGGATAAATTCAAAATTATTAGAACTTACCGATGAAGATATTAGCCAGTACATTATTAACAATATTCATAACGGACGGTTTTTAGTCGATATAGACGGAGTTTGTTTCAGTGATGTAAATTGTGTCATTGATTATTTAAAACGTCTTGTAGAGCGTCGTAAAGACTGGGTTCGGCGGTTTAACGGTTTTGCCGACAAGTACATGAACGGAGATCGTAAACTGACTTCCTATTGTTTGAAACATGTAAATGCTTTTCACAAATGGCAGCACATTTGCAAGATGAAACCTGTTGATTACTCAAAAATAGAATGGGAAAATTCGTTTAAAGAAGCTGGTAGTGAAATAGGTACGGCTTGTGCAGGTGGTAAATGTGAGTGGAACCCTGATCAAATCACTAAGGATTAACGTTAAAATAAGAAACTGATAACAATGGATACAAGAATTTTATTTAAACAGCAAGCACAAGAATCTTTATTTGCAGGCATTGAAGAGTTAACGGAGGCAGTAGCCTCCACTCTTGGCCCGAACGGGCATACCGTAATTATCGATAAAGGGTATGGCATACCTCACATTACTAAAGATGGGGTTACCGTTGCCCGGGCCTATGATACCAACGACCCTATAAAAAGAATGGGGGCTACACTAGTGAAAACTGTAGCTGCTAAAACTTGTGATGAAGCCGGGGATGGTACAACAACCGCTACAATTTTGACGCATGCCCTAATTAAGGAGGGTATGAAAAAGATGCATTTCGTTAAAAATCCTCAGGATTTTAAACGGGGCATAGAATACGCTACTCAATGCGCTGTGGAGTTTATTGAATCTAAATCTCAGAAAATTGCTGTTGATGATTTTGATAAAATCCGGCAAATAGCAACTGTTTCAGCTAACGGAGATGAAGAGATTGGTTATCTGATTAAAGAAGCTATTACTAAAGTAGGTAATGATGGTGTAATTACCGTTGAAGAAAGTGCTAAAGGGGTAGAAACATCAATCGAGGTATCAACAGGCTTCCAGTGGGAAAAAGGTTTAGTTAACCCCTATTTTGTAACTGACCCGGAACGTATTGAAGCTGTTTTGGATAAACCGTATGTTTTGGTTTTTGGGCAGAATATCAATTATGTTCAGGAAATTATGGCTATTGTACAGTCAGTTTACACGATGAAACGGAGTTTACTCATTGTTGCTCCTAATATGAGCAATGATGTAGTAAAATTTTTGGTGATGAATGTGCAGCAAACAAATGGATTGAAGGCATGTTTTGTAAAAGCACCGGGGTATGGGCAAATTCAGAAGGATTTGTTGATGGATTTGGCTGTTAAAATTGGTGCACAGGTAGTGGGGGATGAATATGGTCATCCGGTGACTGAAGCAGGAACAGACTGGTTGGGAGAATGTGACCGGGCAGTTGTTTCATCAACCAGAACGGTGCTTGTGGGTGGAGCAGGTAGTGAGGAAGAAGTAAACACCCGGGTAGCTGCAATTAAATCTCAGATAGATTCATTTACAAATAGTTTTGACATCGAAAAATGCCGGGAAAGAATTGCTAAACTTACCGGAGGAGCTGCAATTATTTATGTAGGTGGAAACAGCGAAGTTGAAACTAAAGAACGCAAAGATCGTGTGGATGATGCAATTGCTGCAACACGGGCTGCAATAGATGAAGGGTATATTCCTGGAGGAGCTACTGTTCATTTTCGGGCTGCTTTGGTAGTTAAAAAGGAGGCTATAAATACTTCTACCGATTTCAATATGGGGATGGAAGTGGTTGCTGAGGCTTTATTTGCTCCGTTTCGTCAGCTTTGTGTTAATTCGGGTATCAATGCCGATAAGATTTCAATTGCAGTTGAAAATGCTCCTGAATGGTTCTTTGGTTTAAATCCGGTAAGTGGAGAAGTGATTGATTTATTTGAAGCTGAGGTTTTAGACCCGGCCAAAGTCTCACGCGTTTCACTGGAAAATGCCGTTTCGGTAGCTACACAGTTCTTAAACACATACTGTGTAATGGCAGCAGATGAAGAACCCAAAAAGTAAAGCCATGAGCCAGAAACGAATTGGTGTTGGAGATATATGTCGTGTCCGCCATAATGAAAGCGGGCACGGCTTTCCAGAAAACACTTTGGTAGTAATAAAAGAATGTTATCCCCGGTTCAGCGAATTTCCCACTAGATTTAAAGCTGCTACCCGTACCGAATGGTGGTACGTTGAAATTGGGGATATTACTTTATATGCTCGGAATCGAAACAATTTAGACTTTTAACACGATGGAAATAGTTTGTGAATGTTTGGGATTTAGTATTATTGTACTGATTGGTGCTTTAGTTATTTATCATAAGAAAAATAAACGTATCCGCAAATGTTGCTGGATGAATCGACAGATGATGAAATACCCTTCTAATGGAGTTCCTTCGGAGTTTTTTATTGATGCTATGTCACGTAAATTCCCAAATTCGATTTACAAAGAACGCGCCAACGATTTACTGATAATAAATAATAATTGTTTGTTAGCCAATGTATTTTGTCAGGATGGGGTTTTATTTGTTAGTATGGTAGTGGATAAAGTGCATGATAAAAACCTTGTAGAATTTTTAAGATATTGGGATGGTAGGCACGAATGTGATGCGGTGGTTTATTTAATGGGTTGTGGCTGTTATAACATGAAAATGTAATATGAGTAAAGGATTGACAGAGCAGGATAGAGAGCGCATTATGCAAAATGCGCCTGATTATATTACCGAATCCACCGACGTAGTTAAAGATTTATATGTTGCGTCAGAATGGGCTAAAGAAGAACGTGATTTAAGTCCCAAACGGTATTATTCTCTGGTTTTGAATGAGGGCACCGATGAAGAAAAAACTATCGAAATAGACTACCAGCAGATAGTAAATGTGAGTGCTTATATAAAATCAGTGGGAGGAGATTTGAGTGCTGTTAAGGCCGCTAATGTGATGCGGTTGCATTACCTGAAATTAGAAAGAAATTACCAACGTACTGTACAAGAATTAAATAAAGCTTTAGGTACAAAGCTACGTAAGTCTAGGAATTTAGTGGACTATACGGGCACGATTATGGAACTTTTTGGTAAGTTTTATACCATAACGGATGTAGCTAAAATAATGGCTAAGGAATACCGTATAAAAGTTCCTGAGGATGAACTTAAAAAGTTCTATGTTGAAAATCGTGACCTGATTACACGCCGACGGGCTGAATACGTACTTACTAATAAAGATTTTCGTATTGCCACTGAAACGGGGCGTTTGGAGGTATTAAACCAGATGCTCACAGAAGTAGAAATTAAAAACCGGGCAGCAGGTGGCAGTAATATAGATTTGTGTAATTTGATATTACGCATTATTGAACAGGCCCGTAAAGAAGTTAAGGGAAACGAAATTAAAATGACCGTTGACGGTCGTATAGATATAAACGCCACATTACAGGCAGAAACAAACGTTATGTCTGTAATGAAACAAATGTCGGTTAATGCTCTTGTTATAGGGTTAACGGCTGCTAAAGCCGGGTTGAATCCTAGCGTGTTAATTGCTCAGCTTGCTAATAGCTGGTATAGCAAATTTAACGGATTTAATAACAACGTGATGGACGGTGCAACTGTTCAACTGCCTAGTGCTTTGATTAAACAGTACGATTGGGGGCAAATTGAAGAGGCATCTACAAAATTCACCGATGAATTTGTTCCTATAGACGAAGTAATTGAAGATGCCAACCCTGTGGTGAATGAATCAGGTGAAAATATCCGTAAGAGAATGCTAGAACGGTTAAAAGCCATGAAAACTGCCAAAACAATTGAAGACACTAAAGCTAACCCTAACACTCCAGATACCACTCGTATTGAAGATTTAAAGGAAAATGGTGTTATATTGGTAGCTGATCCAGAAGAACAGGATGAACCTAAAGGGGAATTTGAAGTAGATTATAATTTGAATAAGGCTAAGAAGCAGAAGAAGGGGATGCGTATTAAGGGGGCTATTAAAGAATCTATAAGCCGCCATAAAGAGAAGGTAGATAAATTTGAAGGTCTTTCAAAGGAGGAACAGATTCGCCGGGCGAAACGTCTGGAGGCTCGTCGCAAAAGACGAGAACGTAAGAAACGTGAAGAAAACGATATTTTATAAAGGCTATATTTGTAGCAATTTAAATACCAAAATTTAACATTATGCAAAAAGATTTCGTAACTGCGACCCCCGACACAGGGGGGGCTGGAGGTACAACGGTAAACGTTAAAGCCTCCGCAAATAGTGGGGCAGCTCGCAACACAACCATTACTGTATCAGGTGGTGGAGTTTCAAAACAAGTTTCTATCAGTCAGGCAGCAGGACAGCAAGTTACTGTAACAGATTTTACCGGGGGAAACAAATGGTATCACCCTGGATCAGCCGTTGGGGATAAAATACCTGTACCGGGTAGTATTACTATGGATATTGCACCGGGTGAAGGTATAATAAGCGGAAGTTTAACTTTTGATAGAGTTATCACTTCTGCTAAAATTACCGACGATTATGGTGACTTTGCTCCTATTGGATTTACTTCGGGCAGTAAAACAATCGGATTTGGTTCCAATGACGCTTCTGACGGTGATTATCAAACAATTGAATTACAATTTCAGGGGTTTACGGGGGTTTTAAATATAGAACTTGCGTGTCGTGAATAAAGAGTATTAATTTCTGATTATAGTTTTAAGAGGGGTTATTCACCCCTCTTTTTAATTACCATTCGGTGTGGTGTTATAAGAACGAATCATCCACGCTTCTTTCTCCATACTTTCAATCATGTCCTCTAAAAAATTGAGGGTAGCTAAGTCTTTAGGAGAAATTTCTTCATGAATTTCACGAATATGACGGATAGTTTTGTCCCAGTCATCACGAATATAACCCCACATAGTTAAGGCTTGTGGAACGGCTTCATCCATGCTAAATTCTTGAATGTGATTGTGGGACAGCATAGCCTTCATACTTCCTAATGGACGTTCCCCTAAGGCCCGGATTCGTTCAGCAACGTCATCTACGCGCTCAATTTCGGCTTCATAAAGTTTGAGCATAGATTCATGGTAGGAACCAAAAGAATCGCCTACAACGTTCCAGTGGAATTGCCACGTTTTTAACATAAGTGTAAAATGATCCGCTAATAGACCATTTAGATGATCAGTGCTGAGTTTAATTTCATCAGCAGTTAAACCTGTTTTAATCATAATAAAAAGCTTTTTGATTACGATTCTATATACGTAGTATGTAACGTTAATGGTTTAGAAGTATTTAAGATTTTCAGGATTTTTCTTGGTTATTTCTGAATTTTGTATCACATTTGCATTGTCAAAATAATAAAACACTGGAAAAATGAAAATATCTGATTTTTACTGTAATTATTTTATATTGTTATTGAGTATATACGCTCTAATAGAATTTTCTGTTTTGTCTATAATGACAAAACTATATTTTACTCTGACAAGTATAATACAACGAGCCCCTCGTGTGGAGGGGCTGTGTAAACACGTATATTAGTACCTAAATTTCAACAGATGATGCAAAATATTGCTAATAAAGTATTTGGTTATGAATAGTAAAATCTTCACTAGAGAAAAAGCCGTTCGGGTTAAAATTGATCAGCCCAGTACCAATCAAATTTTACACAAACTTCACGGTAAAATAGGAATTGCTGTTAGTTCAACGTTTTGTTGCCAAACACAAACAATACGTGTATATTTCACCGAAGGTGATCTTATAAGCATGGTTGTACCTGTAGATTACCTAATAAAATATTAGAATTTTCGGATAATTCTTGGTTAATTCCAAAATTCTTTACAACTTTGTAATGTCAAAATAACAATACAAAACAACTTAAAAACATTTTATCATGGAATCACCAGTTTTTCAAAATGAAACCCCTCAGGAAATTTTGCTAAAAATAAAGAAAGTGAAAGCCCTTGCAGAAGGTGGGGTAGGTGGTGAAAAAGAAGCGGCTCAACGTTTACTTGAAACACTTTGTGCTAAATACGGGGTTACGCCTGAGGAACTGAATGAGGAACAGAAGAAAGAATATATGTTTCGTGTGAGAAATTCTGTTTTAAAATTGTTTTTACAAGTGTATACTTTTATGTTCGATGCAACCGAACGGTATGAAAATGATTTGCATTATTACAAAAAAAAAAGGTGTGAATGATCATTTCATTGGGTGTGATTTTACCCCGTCAGAATATATTGAATTTAGTCAGCTATGGGAATGGCATCGCCAAAATTATTTAGTTGAGCGGAAAAGAATGCGTGAGCTTTTTGAAAAAGCTTATATTGAAAAACATTCATTGTATCCTAATGAAATCAGGGATGAATATAGAGCTTCTAAAAAGAAAAAAGATACTTTACAGGATTTGAATGCTATTATGGCGTTAACGAATATCTGTTCAGATAAAACTTTTCACAAACAAATTGAAAACACTAAAGAAAACTAAAGGTATGAAATTAAAAGAGAGAATTAAATTAGCTTTTCGCTTGATTAAATCAAGCGAGGCTTATAATGAAATTTGCCGTAAGAGTTGTGAATCAGTTGCCATGGATTACTGGAAATTTCGTAGGGGGATAAATCATTTACTTGAAAAGGTAATACAAGATTCTGCCCGCAGAAATGATGTTGGAATTACTTCTAAGTTTAGTTCTTTCACCATTCATGAACCTATTTTTAATTTAGAAAAAGATATGCTGGGTGATCTGTTGTTTATGAGTGAAGCAGCTCCTAGTTTTAAAAATGAAAAAGATGCACCTAAAAAGTATATTGTTGATTACTTAATGGTAAAATTAATGGAAGACGAAAGGTTTATGGAAAAAGCGACGGATACTCAGACAGTTGCTCTTAAACTAGCAAACTTCTTAATAAAGAACAATTATATAAAAACTCGGATTGACCAATTGGATTCCGGTCAAATTAAAGTTGTGTATTGGGTAAATACGTTTAAAGAAGATGAGCATTAAACAAAAGAAAAAGACAGAGTTTTTTCTAATTCAAAATGCTCTGTGCGGGGATCAAAAGGCATATAAGCAGTTATTTGAAAAGTATTACAAAATACTACATTACCAATTAAATAAATACCTGAGGGATGAGGATGCAACGGCTGATTTATGTATGGAAACTTTTGAAAAAGCGTTCAATTCTTTGCATAATTATACTCCTGAATATGCTTTCAGCACGTGGCTCATTCGAATTGGGCTGAATATGGCTATAGATTATAATCGTGCCCGTAAAAGGCATTCGTTTGTAAGAATAGATACCGATGAGGATGACGATGATGCAAAGTTTGTATTTCAGTTAAAAGATGAAGCCGATACCCCTCTTGAGGGGGTTATGAATGTTCAGTATGTGGATTTTGTAAAAAGAATGATTGAAGAATTACCCCGGTGGCACCGTCGTATGCTCGAACTGAAATATTTAGACGGCCTTACTTATGAAGAAATTGCTGATGAATTACAGGTACCAGTAGGTACAGTAAAAGGAACTTTACATAGGGCTAAGGAACTTTTTCAGGAAATATTGAAAAACAACAAAGAAGAATAATTATGGATAAATATTTTCTTAGGTTGAGGAAAGAAGACTTTTTAGAGTTTGAGGTTCGTGAATTTCCTAATTGTTTAGACAATGGTCGTCTATGGTATGATGTTTGGATCTATTATAAAATGAATGATACAGTTTACTGTGCACTGGTGAATAATTCAGCTAGCCGGACTTCTAGTGATGCTAAAAAGAAAATTAAACAGTATCTTGAAATCATAGATAAAGAGGAAATATTACAAATATTTCAGCCTGGAAGAGAAGACCCTCATTATCACCTATTTAACAGATGATTTATTATAAACCAATTAAATAATAGAAATTATGAATGTCGAAATTGTAAACAGAATTATTTTTATCCTAGCATTATTAATGCTAATCATGTCACTAGTGGGTTTGATTCGTTCAACCCTTCTAAGAAGAAAGCTGAAGCGTCGTCTTTATGAAGCAATAAAAACCCTAGAGAATTACCCTAATATTACCTTAAAAGAGGGTGAAAGAGAGTACAGTGTGTATTTTATTTGTAAGAGTAAGGAAGCATATTTGAACCGTTCAAAAGAAACTTCGGGTGAATGGTGTGCATTCTGTGAAGCTGATAAAAGAACAATGAGGCAGTTTATTGCCTGCAACTCTCACGTGGAGATTATGAATATACCAGTAGAGGGCCTTTATTTTGAATGTTTCTATAAAATAGTCAGAGTAAAATGAGTGAGAATACGAAAGAAACTACCGAAGCCCTGTTAGGGGAAAGAATAAAGGAGCTAGAGCTGAGTTTGCAGGTTGTTAACCAGCATGTCCGAAATAATGAAGAATTGATTCATAAAATCATAAAGGTGTTGAACTATAGAATTCCAGCCATAGAACGTATTGCAGGTATATATGATATATTGATTCGGAGTGGACATATTAAAGGAGATATTCACCTTTAAAATAGCTATCGATAGGAAATTATGTAGGGGTAGCGTATGTGGTTGACGATGAGTGTCGGTGGAGTAAGGGGTCAGAATATGACGAGGATAAGTGGTCAGTTCTGGCCCTGTTTTATGGGGTAAGATTTGAAAAGTCTGTTCCTGGAATTATGTTGTAAGTGAAATAGATGTAATAATAGAAAATGGGTGATAGTGAAATTAGAGCGTCCAGAATGGATTCCCTGTTCAGCCTCTCTAATAAAAATATTAGGGTGACATCAGGTATAGGGAGGCTATTGATAAAGATAGAGGGGACATGAGGTATATGTGAGGTATTGGAGGGGTGTGGGCGTTTGGTATGGGGTTATGGGGTAATTTGGATTTTGGATGTGGGGTATTTAGAGGGCGCGGTTTCCTCTATATTCGGAAGGTAAGCCTTCCCCCGGTCAGTTTCCCGGCAGCATCTACCCAGTAATTACACAAAAGTAAAACAGTATGTATAGACAAGTAAAAATAAGAAAGCGGCGTAAAAGACTGATATTAGTCTGCCCGAATTCTGAGAGAAACATGAATTATGTGCAAAGACTTGACGAGCTTCACCTACTTGAAAAGTACACGGTTTATCCGGAAAAGATTGAATTGATTACGGTCACTTTAGACGTGCCCGTGGACAAATATGTCTTTAAAAAATTCATCCGTTCATGGGGTATTTATGGACTAAAATTCGTAGACGAAATGACACCTAGACTTTAACACTAGTTAAAGAAAGTTAAAGTCTTAACGTAACTTCCATACCTTTTCTAAGTTAGCATTAAGACTTTTTGAGAAAATGGCAATATCGTTTTAGGCAACTCCCGGAAAATTTTTATCCACGGTTTTGTACTTTCCATAAAGTGTTAAATCTGTTAAAAATCGTTATGTTGGAAAAGGTAGGGAAGTTACGTGAATTTAAAGATAATTTTATCGGGTGAATTTTGGTTGAACTTATAATTTATAACTTTTTTAGCGGTGTATTACTTACACTGTATAAGTAAAAATGTAGTTTTACTTATAAATTGTAATTTTGTGCAAACAGAAGAGTTTTAAATTGTAATTTTCATGACTAAAGTCTTGGTGCTTTATGGAGGATGTACTATATTTGCAGTGTCTAACAAAAATTGTACAAAATGGAACTTGAACTTATAAAAGTAAAGATAAAAGAGGGTCTTGAAATTAAACGCCGTAATTATGCTACTATAGTGATAAACGGTACCGAAGCCGGGTATATAGATGATAGTGGAGTTTATTTAAGACTTTATAACCCTACAACGCCTTTTGGCGTATTAGTATCAGTTGAAATTGCTGGTAAAGATTCATCCTTTGCTGATAAATGCCGGGTGGTTGAGAAACATGCGCATGCTATTTATGATCGTTATGATCTTCTTATAAAGAAACTTCTGCCTCAAATCTAATTGAGGTCTCTTTTCCGTGAGAAGTGTTTTTATTGTTTTGACACGTGAGGTGGCGTAACAGCCACCTCTTTTTCGTTATATAACTTTACTCATCACTTTAAAGGATAAAGTATCAATCAGGCTAGTCTGAGAAAACTATAAAAACAGTTATTCAATCATGCAAAAAGATTTTATTACAGCTACTCCAGATTCGGGGGGGGGCTGGAGGTACCACCGTTAATGTAACCGCAGCTGCCAATGCTGGAGGTAATAGAACCACCACTATTAATATCACAGGGGGTGGAATTACTAAAACGGTTAATATAAGCCAGACAGGAGACATGTTAAGTGGATGGGCAAATGAAGTTAAATTCTGGCCAAGCCCTGAGAATTTTATGTTTCCAAATATTTTCACCATTACAAATGAAACGGTGCAAGACACCTATTATCAATTAGACGTTGATAAGGCCGTACTACTAGAATGTGGTATTGCAAATTTTGTTGTAGACTGGGGTCAAAAAATTTGCACATACGATTATGATAGCGGCACCACTTTCCCATGGAAAGAAGACGCAACCCAAACCGAAACAAATGGAAGTATTATCCTAGTGCGGGAAATTGAATATCAGTCTTCTATTACCATAAATAAACCAAATAATGCACAATTTTATTCATACATCAACGATGTTGAAATACAAAATTTAGATTCAGAAAACAATGGGTTTGCTGGAAAATCTCAAATCACGACCAAATTAGCTAATTTGGGGTGGCGTGTAAGTTTTACCGATGGAAGTACAAATAATATGTATACAAAAGTAGAATTTACCAAAATTTGGAGTGATGCTCAACCCATTTTCATTACATGTGCTGCACCAACGGATTCTGATTTGACTTACTCAGATAGTTTTGTCTGTGTACTTATTTAATACCTAAATTTTTCTGATTTTTAAGTTGTAGCCCGGTGATAAAAGCCGGGCTATTATTTTCTAAGAAAAATAGGAAATTTCTTTGAACTTTCAAGAATTCTTTGCACCTTTGTATTGTCAAACAATAAGAATGAAGGTTATGCAAGGCGCAAGATATTATAAAAACTTAGATTTTAGTAAACCAGTAGGAACCCACCGATGGGTTGATAATATCAAAACAAGAAGAGAACTGGCAAAAGTGTGTCTTGTGGCTATGGCTCGGATAAATCAAGCTGAACAGGGTACAATTTCAGAACCTTATGAATTGGCTTCCTCTACAATGAAAGACGGACGCACGCTTATTCAAACCATTTACGAAGATGGTTATGTAATGTTCAATGATGGTTGGTTCATCGTTGAATGTGATGAGGATGGAACACTTTACGTTGATGTAACAGGTATGGCTATTAAAGAATGTCCTGATTATCAAAATATGAAATACGTTATGGATGCTGCCTGTAAAGAATCTTGGCAAAATTCTCAAGAATAATTTGGAATTTTCTTGGCCATCATCTTAGAATGTACTACATTTGTAATGTCAAAACAACAAAACAGTGAATCATGGAAAATAATGCATCTAACAAAACGTTTAAAGCTTATCTAGTAACGAATCTTTATCCATACGATGAAATGTATGAGGTAAAGCAAAAACCCGATTATTGTGGAGATTCAGTAGAGGAAGTGAAAGATAAAATTATTGATGATATAATGAATAGTCGGCACGGAGATTGGGGTATATATGATTATTTTGAAGAATACATTAATGAACGTATGGTATGTGCTCATGAGCATAGAAGCGGGGAAAATATTGTATTTGTAATTAGAGGGTATAACTATTAAATAACAGAAATATGAAAACTTCATCCAACAATTCAGAATTTGCTAACAATGTGGTTATGTTGAATATCGTAAACAACCCAGAAGCAGCATATAAATATGTTAACCGTCCAAACTTAATTGCCAGTTTTGAAGAGTTAGTTCTTAACTGCGTTAAAATAGGGTTGAAGGTAAGTTTACCCGATGATACCGAAAAACTATCTAAAAGAGCCTTAATAGATGGTTATAGGGACATTGCTAGTCAATACTTAGCAGCTATAAATAACACCGAAGAACCCGTTCAGGAGGAAGAAGAACCTGAGGAAGCACCCGCAGTGGAAGCTGTTGATAAACCTAAGAAGCGGGGTAATGCCCAGGAGCGTCTTGAAAGATATAGCGCAGAATTAGCCGAAAAGGAAACCATTGAAAACCCGTCTAAAGAAATTCGGTTGCGTATTGCTTCACTGAAACGTAAAATAGCCAGAGCAAATAAAGCTCTGGGTTTAAATGGCTATTTAGAGCCTAAAACTACCAATATTTTTCTTGCTTAATTTATGTTTCACTAAATAATACAATTGTGATCAGATCAGTCAGAGTTATGTTTCGTGGCCGTAAGATTGGCCACAACGTAAAAGTACGTACAATTCATGCCCGGGTTCAGGTAAAAAGAAATTTCAAACTTACGGAAATCATTGAAAGGCTTGAAAAGCACTATGAAGATATAGAGCCGGGTTCTGTAAAGGTAAAAACACGAAGATTAACCACTAAAAAGCAGCCGTTATGAGCAGGTATTATGGAGTTTATTTAGCTTATTCAAAATGGGAAGTGTTTCCGGACGAAGTGGCAAACGATCCTAATGTTCCAAGATATCCGTCTGATATTGCACGTGTCCGGTGCTTTGATAATAGTTTTGATCAATTGCAATGCTACAGTAATACCCGATGCCCAGCCAGTCAAATATTTGAAGCTGATTCCGAAAAGGAATTCGATGATAAAGTAGCTTATTTTAAACGAAAGTTTGAGGATGAAAAGTGGGTTCAGGAGCATATTGACCCCTATGTTTAATTACCTTTAACTCTTGTATTATGAATTATAGACAAAAGAAATCGCCAATTGTTTCCTGGATGGAAAAGATTGAGAGTAAATGCACCGATAAAGTACCCGTTAAAGACAACAATATTACATACATTGAATGCGGGCGTAACCCGGGCACTTTTTGTAAATATCATAATTGCCCGCTGAAAACAGCAGAATCTACCAAATAAGTACACGCAGTTATGAAAGAAAACAATATAGAATCAGGATGGAATTCGGGTGGTGTTTCAATCACCCCCGAAGAACTTAAATATGTAATGCAACATATAATTGGATTTACTGTAAAGTTTGAACAGTACTCCTCTAATTTCAGAGGACAGGTTACTGAATGCGATGGAGAAATGGTTAAAATGACATTAGCAAAAGATAGCAGTATATTCCCCAGTTTTATAGGTAGGTGTTCGTGTCAATTATTGGCGTCGGTAGACTTTAAAAAACATAGCATTGAAATGATACCGGGTGCAATTGTTTCAATGCAAAGAATGAAGAAAAATTAGAAAATTCCTGAAATTTATTCGGATTTTCTTTGTAGATTCAAAATAATTTCACACCTTTGTAGTGTCAAACAATAAAACACTAGAAAAATGGAAATTCAAGAAATTGCAAACTACAGAAACTTAGGCAGTCTTTACAATGTGGAGTTAATTGGTGAAAGCCGTGTTAAATTACACATAAAATCTGAAACAGATTTTCCTTACATCATCCGCAAAAATAAAAGCGGTGATAAATGGGTGTTAACTCAGGGGTGGCGTTACAGTGAGGCAGAGCCTATGAAATTTTACCAATTAAAGGTATGTGAAACAATAACTCAGTGTCTTGACCGACTTATCAAACGTCACAATAACCACTATTTGACGAAAAATGGCAAATGGAAAACCATTGAATAATTATACCATGTTTTATAATCAGTCTTATAAAGATAAAACAAAGAAACAATTAGTTGAAATAGGGGTGGAACATGTGAAAAGGTTTATGAATTTGAACCGGGTTCCATTCCCTACATTTTATTTGTTTCCTGATTCGAATCCTTATGGGTATTGTGGTCTATGTGACTTTAAAAGAAGAGCGATTAAAATTCATGTACCCGACGTTGCAAACGTTTCCTTCAACCCTTCACCCGGTGGCAGGCAGTGGTCTTACCCCGGTTATAAAATAGACCGTACAGGAATAGGAGTTGTGGCTCATGAAGCAGGTCACTGGGTAGACAGCTATTTCAGAATTCATAAAAATTTCCCCAAAGGAGAGCGTATTACTGGATATGAACCTAACGTGTATGAAGCCGTGGCTGAATCTATGAGGCTGTTTATTCTTAACCCCTGTCTTTTATACCTGATAGCTCCTAAACGGTGTGAACATATACTTAACTGTGGAGTGAAACCTCTTGTGGATGATGACTGGGATACTGTTTTACAATATGCCCCTAATGAATATTTTCGCATTATTCGAAAGAATTACGGCGGTTGATTTTAGGGGCAAAGAAAATATTCAAGATTTTCCTTGAAATTCTTGGTAAAAGAATTTATTATTGCCAAATTTGTATTGTCAAAAACAATAAAGCCATGAATCTACCAAACCAAAACACCGAAGGATTATATGTTGATAATCGTAATCATGTAATAGATTTTCAGTTTATAAGTGTTGAGGATTACGGTTCAACTGCATGTCCTCATTGTGGTGCCGAAGGTAGGTATATTTACACATGGATTCAGGACGGGTGCATGCACTCAGCAATGGCGGGGTGTTATAAAGCCCTAACCGGAAGGGTGAGTAAGAATGAAAAAGAACAATATTTTGAATTATTGTCCGAAAAACAAGCCAAAGGGAAAAAGTTAAACGGGTGGGATAAAACTATTATTCGCATGCTCCAATTTAAAAAGGAGGGTAAATATCCAGATTCATGGTGCGACGATAAAATTAGTCAGGCACTTTCACAAAGAAAGAAATATTTAAGCAAATTTTAAGATAAACCATTATGAGAACTTTCAAGAACCTGCAATTAATCGCTCCTATTCAATTTACCGCCAACGGTGGAAAAAAATATACGCTGGCTATTGAAGATGGCGGTATTCATATTGATCCACTGGGGGGTATGTCAATAATAGGTGAATTAGTTGAAGAAAAGGATGAGGAAGAAGATGAAAAGCCCTTAAAAGAACCCCCTCAGACGCAAAATACGCGGCGTATACGTTGTACGATGCACTGTAGTGCAATGGTGCGTTTTATGTATGAGGGCCGAATGCGTACCGCAGCTATTACCCATACCACCATGAAAGCCTTTCGGATTATTAATACTGAGCTGGGAGTAACATGGATTCCTATGCATATAGTAAGATGGTCTGTACAGGCAAACCAATTCCTGGTAATAGATGAAGATTATGAAATAACTTTCACGAAAGATGTATTACCGGGTATGGACGTTTTTCCTCCCAATATTGATCCAGAAGAATTAATTGAAATTTTTGACAGAGCATTATGATAACAATTTACAAACTCCACCCACTATGCCATAATAGAGTTGCTATGGAGGGTAAAGTAGATAATTACTCGATGGCATTGGCAAGAATACGGCATCTAAAAACTACGTTTAGTGATGTTGTCGATGTTAAAACGTATACTTCAAGACAAACATTTACTTCAAATACGGTTATTCATGTGGTTTGCAAAAAGAGAATCCGAGCGTTTGGCCGCGAATACACCAAAGACTACCATTCGTATTATGAGCTTGTGGAAGAGCAAGACAATAATGTTACTCCGCAGGGTTTTAATGTTGAATTCATGCAGAATGATGGCGATTTAAACGATGTGACCGTATTAATTTCACGTAAAGGTAAAAAGTGGTCAACTCTGAGTAATTTAACCGTCGAAGAACTAACCCATTTAAAGAATGAACTTGTTGAATACCTAAAAATAGAAAAGCCATGAAAAATCTAGTATTATCAATTATGATGGTGTTGTGTGGCATGGTAGGTTACACACAATCAAATGCAATCATTGTAAATGAATCTCTTCCTAAAGTTGGAATCTCCCCCTATGAATTAGGGTATTTTTCAACATTTCCATTCGGGTTAATTCCATATAATTATAGTCCGAAAATCGTAAACCCATTCGAACGTCAGCAGATTAAACAAATTTCAATTGTAGATTCAGTTTATTTGCAGATATGGTTTAAAGACGGCGGTATTATTCAGATGAGGGTTAAAGAAAACCAATTCTGCCAATCAGTTGCCACCCCTTACCGTAATCCTCCGTTCATAAACAGTGATTCCTTGACAGTTTTAGGGTATACAAATTATGTGGCTGGAATTAATATTCAGATTATACGCATACCTTTTTTAGAAAAGACTTACTATAAACCAAAATACAGTGATTATCACACAAAATGTTTCAAATCGGATGTAGTGGCATCTATACGACGAATTTCTAATCCATTCAATTATCAGGATGTGATGAATTTTAAAGAAGTAGTAAACGATATTTCTTTCGGAAGTCACATATTTGATCTTGAACAACCCTTTAAAAATATCTTATGGAGTGGTAGGGGTCATGCATATTTTGAAGAAGTTGAACTTAAACTAAAGTAAAATGCTACAGGAAGAAACAATATACCCCGGCGGAACTCCACCTGAAAAGGAAGGGTTTATCAGAAAAATTTTGAATACAAAAATCGGTGGTAGACCCCTCACAATAGGGGAAGCAATAGTAGACATTATGGTTATACTTCTTGTATACGTTCTGATTTATTTGGTATTCAATTCCTGCACCCGGTGTACTCGGGAAGTAGAATCAGCACCAACAGCGTCTTTTGAAAGCCCGGTAGATACGCTTTCAACAATCGCTGACAGCGTCTTTACCTATATCTTTTTACTCAGGCTTGAACATCCACGGATTGTTATGGCACAATGTATTGAAGAAAGTGGTAATTTTACCAGTCTTTCATTTCGAAACGGACATAATTGTACCGGAATGAAAGTTCCGTCAAGACGGCCGACATTAGCCATCGGTACTCTATATTACCATGCCCGTTTTAATTCCTGGCAGGAATGCCTGATAGATTATGCAATTTGGCAGAGTACATATGCCCGTGGGAAAACCGCAGATGAATATCTTGCCTATTTAGACACCGTATATGCTGAAAAGAAAGGTTACAGCAATCGCTTACGAAAAATAATAGAAACACGATTATGAGAACAGAATTATTACGAATTTTACGGGCTAAAGCTGCTGCTAATATCAAAAAGATATGGTATTGCAATGGTCAGGGGTGTATTCGTGAAGAGTACAAAAATGGATCAATAGAAACAATGGTTTTTAATCGTTCAAGGATAGAACAGGCGTATATCACAGCAACCCGGTATTATATATTGGAATGTATTAAACATCTCCGTAACGGACACGATTTAGATTCTCTATGAAAATAAAAACCTGAGAGTTTTGTCTTTATTCAGTAACTTTACTATGAGATTAAGCGTTATAACACCACATTTATACTAAAAACAATGAATAAGCAAAAACGAAACCATATCGAATATGTGAAGGCAAAATTAGGAGAATTAAAGTACGAAATAGAAAATTTACAGAAAGAAGAAGACGAAGCCTATAACAATTTACCCGAAAATATACAAGACAGTGAACGGGGGCGAAGTATGTACGAAACCGCCAACAATCTGCAAGATGCCGCCGATTTTATCGACGAAGCTATAGACTACTTAGATCAGTCGATTGAAAATCAAAGGGAATCGTCCCAATATATAACAACAATTAAAATTTTGAAACAATGAAAAAATCCGAATTGATTGCAGCTGTAGCCAAAAAAGCTGACTTTTCGCAAAAAGAAGTTGAAGCCGTTATTGAGGCTTTCTCCGACGTGGTTGTTGAAAACTGCGTTGAAAAAGGAGAGGAAATTTCATTTCCTCTGGGAAAATTTAAACAAAAGGTGAATCAGGCAAAAACCGGAACCAGCCCTCTAACTGGTAAGCCTATGAATGTACCCGAAAGTCGGTCGTTGTCTTTTAAGCCGTCTAAAACAATCAAAAAGATTGTTGAACCTGCTAAAAAGCAATCCGGCAAGGCAAAGGGTAAAAAATAAGAATTCGTTATTCATACTGAGGTTTTAATTTCAAAAAGATATGATGACTGTAAAATGTTGTCATATCTTTTGTTTTTGTTAAGATTTATCCTGAATTTCTTGGTTAATTCCAAAATTCTTTACAACTTTGCTTCGTCAAACAATGAATAACGTATGAATAAGCGAGTAGATTTTGTATCGGGTGGTTATTACATTTTAACCGATGAAGAACAACAAATTTATGAAATTTGTGGAGATACGTGGTTAAACGAATATTGTCGTTACATATCAGATAACGACATCCTGTATGATGAACCCGCCGTAAATACAGCTTCTTTTGAAAATAAATCTAAACAGAATATATTACACAAATTATGGCGACTATTACATTTATAGGAAAACAGCCTGATATGTTTCAGCATGCCGATTTTACCCGGCGTAATTTTCGTGGATTAATAGACATGGATAAAATGCTGAACCCTCATGGTTCCACTATTTATGAAATGAATTCCCAGCGTACCTATACATTTAGGTATGCTAATTTACAGAATTTCGATAAACTTAATGGACGGTACCTGACATGTCAGGAATACCCTTCTGAAAATTTTTGGGTTTTAAGTCCCAAATGGATGCTGAATCAACAGCACCTATCAAAAGAAAAGATGAACTTTTACAATAAGATTTTAGATAGTTTATCTCTTGGCTCATGCTCAGGGGCCAAATTGAAAAGATTAGTTGAAACCGGAAAAATTAAAATTGTATGGATGCAAAACAAAAGTATTTAGAGGAAATCAGAGAGCTTGATGAAAGCTATATAGAAGAAAAGCGTCGGATTTTACTTGAATATGCCCGGCAACACTGTCCTTATAAAAGAGGTGATCAGGTTAGAGATGCCACCGGGTGGATTGAAATACAAAAGGTTTTAGTTACTTACCGTAGAAAAAACCTTCCACAAATAGAATTACATGGTGTATGTCTGACTAAAAGTAAAAAACCATGTTCTAATGGAGCAACCAGAACAATACTGCTTGACGAAATTATACAGAAATGAATAACGTAGAAGAACAAAGAAAATTATTCGACCGTATGATCCGGGAGTACGAAATTCGTGCTTTTATCGATAAAGACCCCGTTAAATTTTCTCACAGATGGAATGAGCAGGTGAATAGAGAAATCACAGGAATTATTGCCTCATGGCTGGCGTATGGTAGCCGGGCTGCATTTCTGAATGTTCTTGAAAAACTGTTTACATATATGGGAGAGCTGAATAGTACTCCGTACCGTTTTATAATGGATAAAAGATACATAGAAATGAGCCGCACCCACCCGGTAAATAAAACTCTGTACCGCTTTAATACCTATGCAGACTTTTATGATTTATGTGAGGTTTTACATGGCATATATACCCGTTATTCTACCTTAGAAGAAGCTGTACATAAAACTTTTGTACATAATGGGCTTGCTACTGATCTAGTAGCTTCTGTAACGAATTTATTTAACGGTGAGGTAAAAGGTATTCCGACCGATGTAAAATCAGCCTGTAAACGTATTAATATGTTTCTGCGGTGGATGATTCGAAAAGACAGCCCGGTAGATTTGGGTTGCTGGCAAATGTTCAGCCCAAATCTTTTACTGATGCCTTTAGATACTCACGTTGCACGCGTAGGTCGTCAGTTAAATCTCATTACCCGTAATTCAGACGATATGAAAACTGTAATTGAACTTACAAATGCGTGCCGGGAAATATTTCCTGATGATCCATGTCGTATGGATTTTGCATTATTTGGGTATGGCATTGAACACCCGGTTAAAATTGCTAAAGATAAATAAAAACAGTATTTTTGTTTCGAGGTATATTTGTTAGAAACTATATTGTTGGAACTAAACTTTTTCACTAGGACGCTAACCGCTGAGACAGCAGTTTTGCGTCCAATTTTTAAAACTTAAAAATCAGAAATTATGCAAAAAGATTTTGTAACCGCCACTCCTGACACCGGGTCAAGTGGCACAACGACCGTCAATGTGACGGCTGCGGCAAACACTGGAGAAGCCCGCAACACAGCAATTAATGTCTCCGGTTCATCCATCTCTAAGACAGTACAGGTTAGTCAGGAAGTGGGATTGGTACGTCTCAGTTTGAGATTAATGTTTGAATTTATTGGAGCTAACGCATCAAATTATACAGTTCAAAAAACAGGAAATAGCTGGCAAGTCGCTGCCAATTTTAGAGGAAGTGAATTGCCTAGCGGTGCGACACTAATATGGGCTGTTGAGGGGGTTGATGATGTAAGGCCGCAACCCACCTGGAGTATTTCATCTAAATTTATGAAAGTTACCATATTAAATGCAATAGAGGCTGCACCTGTGGTAATAGATTGTACTAAGTATGAAACTCTATATACTCCATCAATATTGGGTGGCATCATTTCAATTACCGATATTAGTAATGAAGATAAAAATACTTTAGACAAAGAACTGGTCAAAGCAATTCAATTTGGTGGATTGGTAACTGTGAAATTAAGTACAACAGGAAGTGTCCCTGATTTTTCTGTTGATTATTCTATCACATAGTAAAAAGCCCGGCATAATAACCGGGCTAAATTATGGAAATTGATTATATGAACATAAAAAGCGGGCAATACACCCGCTTTCTTTCAAATTGACAAACTGAAACAATGAACCACGTTTCGAAATCACACCAAAGTTAGTAAAAATTAGAATAAAAATTCATCATCTTTTAACCTGCAAAAGTGTCCATCGGGTGCAATACATATAATTTCAGTTTTCTCTCCCATAATAAATTCTGTTATCACGGGTAATGTGATTGGTTCAGAAACGATAAAAGACCCTTCTTTTAGACCGTTTAAGCCGTCAAAAGTTACAACTGATAATTTAGGATGCCTGTATCTTATTCCGTTTGCAAAAGGACCAAAATCACATTTTAACGGCTTTGTTATAATAGTAACCGTGTCAAAAGTTTTAATGTACTTACGGTTAAATATTAGATAGGCATTTAAAAGTTGTGCCGGGGTAATTTTTACAGATGATTCGATATTGAAAAAAGAACGTGTTCTGTGTCGGAGTATCTGCATTTCACCTTTTGAAAGTTCTTCAAAATCTTGACACAATATATCCATGAACTCTTTATCATTTTTTGACATAATCCTGAATGTTTCTTAACATTAATTTAACTTCATGATAGGTAAACCCCATTCCACATTCCAAACGAGGTGAAATTTTTTCACCACTTATTACCTGATATGAATCAGGTGTTCCTTCCAGTATGGTAATGGAGTATAAATTAGGATAATTAAGTTTATGAACTATCACACCCATTCCATTATCAAAGAACTTTGTAGCCATGAATCCTCCTATAGGTTCACGTTTAAAATCCTGTTTGGTGGGGAACCAATATTCCTTATCTTCCATATTTAATTGAGTTTAGTGATAAAATCATGTATTTCTTTCCAGAATAGAAGGATATTTACAGCCAGTAAACCAACTAGAATCCAACAGCCTAATGGCGTACTTTCTTCAAAGCCCATCATGAATAAAAGACCTGAAATAACTAAATACAAACTTCGAAAGCTATAACAACTTCTAACCCCTAATAACCCATAATTTTTCAAGAAATCACTAGCCGTAACTATTCTTTCATATTCAGGATAGGGATTGGTTTCATGAAAAGAAAAATCCCCTTCTTTATTTATGAAAATGAAACCGGATTCATGATTGTCACAATTTTTCAGATAGCAACCACGAGGAATATACCCGAAACGTTTTAAGAGTTTTTCACAACTATATAATTCTTTACATGTGCCTGAAATAATCAAAGGATTCATATTGTGTATTATTAGGTTAACGACAATTTTACGTTATCTATGAGTAAAGGGGCCGGGAAACCCGGCCTGAATTTTATTTGATGATGTAGCGGTAGTGTGGGCGGTATATTGGACCCCAAGCTAGTATTGTATATGCAGTTACCCGCTGAATACCATCCCATATTTCACATTCAAGATTTACATCAACATGACGAACATCAATCATAAGAGTTTCGATACGCATATCCTTTTTAAGAATACGAGCACACAGTTTACAAAGACTATCTTCAAAATGTTGTTCAGCTTCTTTACGTGCATGTTCAGCGTACATTTTCTCATCAAGTTCATAAGGTTTCACCCGGTAAAACCATTTTTCCTCATCGTAGTAACTTTGTAATGAAGAAAAAGCTTTTTTATTACCTGCATTTTTCTGGAAGAAATTCTAGCGGGTTATATTTCTTTTAGCTTGTTCTTTAGCCCAGTCTTCAGTTTTTTGAAGATACATTTCTTTGAAAGAAGCAGTTTGCTGTTGTAGATTTTCTAAAAGGTTCATTTTCGGTTTCATGGCTAATTATCTTTATTGTTTGACAATACAAAGGTGATAAGAAAAAAGATAATTACCAAGAGTTTTCCTAATTTTCTTTTAGAAAAATCTTAAAATAAGAAACTGTAATCACCTCGGATAAGTATAATAATGTACATATAAATATCCCTTAGAAATTGCTCGACTTCTTCGGGGGTAAGTTATTCAAATGTATTTTCACTAAAATTGTTTTGAGAGGCGTTATATAGACGCCTCTCAATTTTTATGCAATTGAGAATGCAACCACAACATCATCTGCAATGCCATTTGTGGCAATATGAATGATGTATGAACCTCCAACGCTTTTAATTTCGTTTAAAGCACTAGTTAAAGCAGACAAATCTGTTGCATCTAAGTCTGAAATAATTAGGGTTCCATGATTAGCCGTAGAATAAGTTGTGGTGTACTTTTTGAGATTTAAATCAGCTAAAGACGCCGTATCTACCCTTCTAACCATTCCGACTGTTAATCGTGCTAAACTGCTAAAAGTAAGTTCAGGATGAATGTCATTCACATTCTTAATTGCGATATGAGCTTGTCCTACTGCAACATTTCCTTTTTGAAAAACACCGTTTACATAGTAAAAAGCCCCTTGCTTATTGGCTTGATAAATGTCAGCAAGTGAACCGTTAAAAATGATCGGTGATTCCACTATAACCCTTAATTGACCCACCTCCTGACTAACCTGTACTGTCTTAGAGATGGATGAACCGGAGACGAAAAAGGGATAGGCCGAAACCTATCCCCAGTCAAAATAGAGTGGAAATAAACATGGTAATTATTCAACTTTTTCAATCTTGTATCCTTCAAACGGACAGTTATCGAAATTCCTAATATCGTCGGGTGAATCAGGGTCAACCATTTCACCTAAAATGGTAGTTATTCTACCATCGGGATGCAAAATCCCCGGCAACCATTCTGCGTGCTTAGGGTCATCGAGTGAACATAAAGCCCAAATTCTTTTAGAATGAAGTTTGATTTGATATGGTTTTTTATCAACCAAAACTATTCCTGTACAATTAGTATCTTCACAGGTAGAACTGCCGAAAAACTTTTTTGCAAAACGAATAAAAGAACTATCAATTACCGGAGTGCCTGCCTGAATGATATTGAATTTCACCTTTACATTTTCTTTTTTATTCTCAAAAAAGGCTTCATAGGTGAATTCATACAGTTCATCTAAAACTTTGTTTTGTGCTGGATTTGCCAAAAATTGAAAATCACCAGCCTTTGAAAGAGCTGAAACAACAGCTGCTTCTATATTGTTGGAAGCACAAAAATCTACCCCAATACTGAAAATTTCATCTGAATTGGGCTTTTTACCCATTGAATTCACCGGAATTTTTACTGAGAAAAGATAAGGTGAATATAAATCGTGAAAAATGTAATTATAAATGACTTGCATAATTATTTGGTATTAAATTGTAACTGTATAAATTATCTGATCACAAATAGAAACTTTACCCGAAATGAGTTTTTGAGTTTTTAGGTCTACAGCTCTAAACCCAACAGGTGTTGCATGATGTTCAGGAACATGTTTAAACCTATCGTAATAGAGCTCTAGAGCGTTCAAAATACTCACGGTTGACAGTTGGGCCATTTCAGCAGTTTTCATGTCCGAAAAGGAAGTTGAATAAAATTCTTCATCTCCTACTGTGATTTTGTAATGAATTTCGTCATCTATTTGGCTTAAATATGGTGCCGAAACACGTTTAATATCGGACAGATTAACGGCTGTGTTTTTACGGATGTTTCTTGTTACACCCTTTTGAATTTCTTTTGTTTCGTAATTAATGAAAATTAACATGGTGTGTTATCATTGATTTAGTTTGTAAATTAAAGATTGTTCACCTGTACATGCTAAATAGAGATCGTGACAGGTGAAACACAGTTCTCTATCATTTTTAAGATAAACAGTCACCGGATAAAAATCCATTTTTAATAGACAACGACAGGGTGGAATATTGAATTCCTCACGAGGCCGGGCCAAATTAAAGGCGCATTTAAAGCAACCCATCTGAATTCCCGCATAACGTTCTTCTTCACAAACTTTATACATCACCCCCCTAACCTTAATTAGTTGATCAATGCATAGTTTTAAATCAGTCATACGGGACTGTAATATAAACCGACCGCTTTTCCCCTGACGTTTCATATCTATTACATAATTTCGTAAATTGTGTGATCTATCATCTTAAAACATATGAAAGTTTGCGTCCTTGTAAAATACAACTGGCATACATCACATGTCAGAGGGTTGAACGGTTTTCCAGTGACAACGGTTTGTTTTTCTGGTGGTATTCTAATGAAAGCTTTTATAGGCTGATCATATTCACCGTAATATATTGAAAGATCAGCTTTACGGTTAACATGCTTTTTAAAGAACAAATACCATGTATACACCTGAATAAATTTGTCTTCACCCAGTTTTGCATAATCGAACGCATTCACCCGTTTCAACCACCAACGGGTTATCCAACCGATTTTATATCTTTTTACTTTCATTTGAAATCAATTTTGCCCGTATATTTTCAACATCGTCACATTCAGAAGTGGTTGATATAGGCGTTGAAACTATCGTTTTATAAACTTCGTATGCCTCTGGAAATTCTTTTTGCAATCTAGGAATGTATTTTAATGTCTTACTTAAAAGACATATGATTTTATTCATCATTTCCTGTTTTTCCAATGATGCTTGTAAAAATGAAACCACAAGCTTTTGGTTTTGTTCATTTTTGATGAAAGATTCAAAAACATCACTTGAAAAATTTTCCCATTCAATGATGGGTTTTTCAAATTTGATAAAACCTTGTGCCACACTTGAAATTTTAGGAAAAATTGGATGAATCAGATCATAAAAGTTCCTAAAATATAAATAACTTGTTTTATTGAAAAATTCGGAATGTGAAAGAAATGATGTCCAAATATTTTCACCTACGAACGTTTGTACTGCCTCAGTTATTTTGTTACTCAATTCAGTATGTAAATGCTCAATAGTTTGATTGTAAACTTTATCGCTAATAGTTTGTGCGATTGTTTCAATCTGAATTATCGTTAAATATTTTACCGTCATAATTTTACTTCTTTTTAGTTGACATTTTAACTGTTTTACCTTTAGTCTGTGGTTTTTGTTCAGGTGCTTTCTGAATGGGTTTCATCCACAACTGCTGTACATAGGTGTATGCATTCGTGGAATGTTTTTGGTTTAGACTTATAGCTGATTTACTGGCTTCTTCTAAGGTCAGATTTTCGAGTTTGACTGACATTTCAGTCACTACGTCACACATAGGGAATTTAATTACCTTGTATTTGCATTCAGGTAATTCCATGTGAATAAATTCGTTTACATCCAGATAATCACAACCAAAATTTTCGGCTGTTTTCAGATCAGTATCCCCATGATTACCCGGCAAACCTGACATGTCACCTATATACAAACATTCTTCTTTTAAAATTTCATTGCCAATTTGTTTTTCAAATTGTTTTTTCATTTCATTGAGCATACCTGTATTAGGTTTGCGGTTTGGATTTTCCTTATCGTTTGATATACAAAAATTGCCAGCAACTAAGGTGTTGAAACCAATAAATTCTTGCAAAGAAGCAATAACGTAAATAAATTTGGGTTCAAAAAGCTGTTTTGGCACAATTCCTAATTCAATCCCACCTTGATTGGATGCAATAAGCACAGCTAAGGGGTGAAGCTTTTTAAGCTGTTCAAAAACTTTCATTTTCAGTTCCATATCCCATATTCCTTTAGGAAAGGAAGCTTTTGAACTTGTCGTGATTAAAGTGTCATCAAGGTCGATGAATACAATTTTCTTTTTAGAAATGTCCATAATATTAATTGTTAAAGTTAAAATAATTCTATATCATCTATTGATTTAAAAGGAATGATTATTTGTAATTCATGTAAATTTCGGTGTATTATACTAGAGCATTTGTTATTACATTCAATCATATGAATAGCTTCTTCATAAGCTAAGGCATCTACAAATGTAACTTTCACCAGAGGTTCAGAACGTGCTATAAAGTGAACATTTTTCACGCCTGTTATTCGGTAAATGACATGAGAATGTGTTGTTTCAAGTTTACCTTTAAAGAAACCAGACACAGATATGGGCAACTTAAATATTAAGTTCATATTTACAGTGTTATTTTATGAGTTATCTCTCAAAATACAATCGTCGTGTGTTTTAATATTTGCGTTAACTTCGGATATGATTACTGATTTATTATAACCAGAACATTTCACTTTACTACCCCAAATTATACAGGTAGATTTTTCTCGGGCAATTACTTCAGATGAATGAAATGCAATGCAGCGGGAATAACCGTCCATTATAACCATAGATTGGTTATAACTCCATATAGATACATAATCTTCACTTTCAACACAGCTTGTATCAAAAGCATTAATTAAACTTTCGTCACTAGCGTGTACAATAGCATACCCACAGACTGTGCAAACAGCCCTATCTTCAACGCAATATTCACCACTATCAATAATTCCATACTGAATATTATTCAAATTACGGTTATGAAAGATATTCATTGCTTCAAATTCACCAGAATATTTGTCTATAAATTCTCCGGTTAATATTGCATTAGAACTACATGTCAGGCCATAAAAACCAGTTTTGATTACTTCGGCCAACTGATCTAAAGTAGTGGCGTTTTCAATCTGAAGATATGTATTGTTGAAACTATCATACTTATCAATACGTTCAAGTAATTCCTTTTTTAAGTTTTCCATGGCTTGTATCTTTTAAAATTCAACAAAAATAACTCTTTCACCTCCTATGTTAGTATCACTAACCCACATGTGTGAAGAACCAAAGCCGTAATCAAACCCATATTTTGAAATTATTTCAGAAATGTGTTTCATGTTGGCACGTAAATCATTTTCATTTTTTGATAAATTGATTACGTTTAAGATACATACAAATGCGTTGGATTTTTCAAGATTGGTAGTTAAGGCTACATTTTCAACGATTGCTTTCATGACTTCTATTTTTTATTGTTTGACACCACAAATGTAGTACAAAATATGATACGAACCAAGAAAAATCCTGAAAAATCTTAAAAGCACCGTTGGTATTCCACAACAATTTTCCAACGGTGCTTGAACAATAGAGATATTATTGAACTTGTAATAAGTTTACGTTATACTACTAAATAGGTTTGATAATCCTGACTTCTCTTGCAACAGGGTGACCATCTTTATCTTTCACAATTTGGGAAAGTATAGCGGGAATTAATTCTTCCGCTATTTTGTCATTATAATATTCACCTCTTTTAATCCACTCTTTCACAACTTCTAGATTTTCAATGGGTAAATTCATTTCTTGAGCAATAGCTTCAAATTCGGCCCTTGCTTGTTCAATTGTTGGTCTTCTATCAAATTGTTTCATAGCAATATTTGCTATTGATAATACGTTTTCTTCTTTGATTACGGGATAAAGCCGGATACTTTTTATTGGAAATATATTTTAAAAAAGCAAATGTAAAAAGTTTACGCTTCTTGCCTAAATAGTCGGAGTCCCACTCGTTATATACAGCTTCGGTTTCGAAGCAAATATTTTTGTAAGCCATATTATATGGAGGTAATAATATTTCTATAATCCAGCATAATCCGTAAATAATGAAAGGTATTACTGGAGTAAATAATAACCACCACCATGATAAATTAGTGAATAAACACACGCTCACCATAATGATAATGGAGGAAACCCAAATTTCTATCTGTTGATAGGAATGAATTTTTTCATGGTTGAAAAATTCATAGCCTAATTGTTTGGAACCCTTATACTCTTTACGAATCCAGAGTATAAAAATTGTCATCATCGCAATGAATCCCTTAAAAGGAATAACGGAATTGTAAATAATTTTCATTTCTTTAGTATTTAGCAAATAGACATAGATAAAAATTCGTCAAGTTAAATTTGATCTGAAACAGGCGATTCATGAGAATAAGAAGATTTGAGTTTAAAATCAGCTGGTAAATATTGAGAATACTTTTCAATAAATTCTTCCATATTCTCTGGGGCCATTTGATTTACATCAATGTATTTTGCATTTTCCCCTAATGCCTCTAATATTTCGGAGGCATGGGGAAGGTCTTTAAATGGTTTCATATTCTCAACGATTTAAATCTACTTTTGTAATCCATAAATAATCATCCGTTCCAAACTTGAAACTCTCCTTATGAACGGACTGCGTCCGTTCCAGGAGAACCTGTTCCGTCATTCCGTTAGCGAAATTGATTCCAAGATTCATTACTAATTTAGTAATGTCCTGAGCGTCATTAACTTCATTAAACATACAATCACGTGTTTTGAGGCGCATTTCTCTGGCGAGAAATGCCCTGTATTCACCCATAACGTTCAGTATGAGAACGTTACAATTGCAGTTCATAACCAAGCCTTTGCAGGCACTTAGAAAATTTTCGGTGTTTTGATCAATCATAGCTTATAATTTAAAATAATTTCTTGTATTTCTTCACTACTAGTAGGTCGCCATGAAATAATATTATGCTGGGCAAGAGTTTCCTCAGTAATAGGAAATCGAAGGCGTGTTTTACCAGTTGTAGAGGTGTAGCATTTTAATTTTTCATCTCTATAAAATAATATATCAGGGGTGTTAGCTTCTACAAAAATTTTATCGGTATAACCATATACTAAATCCCCCCAAACAGCTTCTAAACCTTCTGTTAAAGGTTTATCTTGAGGTGTATCAGTAGGTAACTTAGGGTTAATAAAATCTTCTTTATTAGAAGGGATAAAACTGTTGCTGAACCCGGCTGAACTAAACCCGGTATTATGTTCATCATGACTTTTTGATAGTTTTTCAATTTCAGCAAGGAGTTCTGTTTCACGAACGGCATAATCATTAATTTCACGTTCAAGTTCCCGTATTTTCTTTTCAAGAAAATATTCCTTTTGGCGTAAACGATCTATTTCAACGTTTAAAGCCACAATTTCTACTGTTGAGGATGCATTACTCATTATATTCAACTTTTTCTAGATGAAACATTGTGGGTTGTGGGGCTTTACTCAAACATTGCACCTTTGCACATCCTATGCTATTTTTATATAAATAGCATTTTGCACAGCTCATGTTTGTGTCATAGACTTTATGTGCATAAAAAGAATCAGCTTTGGGTTGATCAATTCCCCATTCACCAAATTCATTTTTCTTTATCTTATCAAGATAAATTGTCAATACTTCTTCGTCATTAGCGGCGTTTATTGCCTTAGCAGATTCAGAGTTTATTCTATAAAACATACCGAAATTTTTTTATCAGATTCGGGCGAAATTGTAGGATTACACCGATTACTCCAATCATCTTTCAAAAACTCACTCATCCAGTCTATAGTCAATTTATCATAGATTTTAAAAGTAACAGTATCAAAACCTTTACGTCCTCTACCTTTAGAGGGTTTTTCTGAGGTAAAACAATATTTAAATACTAGGCGTGAGTTATCATTAACCAGCATTTCTTTTAATGCTGGTTTTAAAATATATCTTTCAAAATCTTGTGGGGTGTAACTAGGAGATTGTAATATAGACATCAATTTGTCTATTGAAAATTTAA